AGTTTCCAGCTTCTAAGTCCTTTTCTACCTATACCACTTTTAACTCTTTGGTTAAATTCATCGCTTGTAGTATCAAGTTCAAAAGGTGGATATTTATAAGTAGTACCATCGGCATTGTTCATAGTCCATTCTGTTGGTCCATCATAGTAGATATTGGCAAGTGTTTTACCACCTACAGTTCTTTGACGTTTAATACCATCAAATCGTCTTGACATTGTTAAATTAAGGTCAGGAGTATGTGGACAATCAAAATACTTACCTACTACCATAGAGCCTAATTGTGGATTTTGTGCAGCATAACCATCACCAGCAGAATAAACAACAAAACCTCTAAAATAATCATTTTGCTCAGTAAACTCAAATATGCTTGTTCCATTGTATAAACCTTGTGAATTGATTATTTCTGCACTACCTGTAGCTGTATTTAAGACTTCATTGGGAGTTTCATTTGCATCTAAGCCTTTATAACTTCTAACTGTAACACCATTAGGGTCTGTGTTTAAGTTATGATTTAGTAAAGCTACAAAATTAATAGGTATAGATGTTTTTGGGTCATTATCTGTATTGCCGATTTTAAATAAATCATTTGTTCCTTCAGATACATTAGGATTAGCACAATTCATATATAATAATTCTGCACCACCTAATACACTATCCCAACCTAATTGTCCTGTGGCGTGTAAAAATGTAGGCATATCTACATAAAATCTTGGCGTTTTAACTTGCTTTCCCATTAATATCCTCCTGTACTACTACGTCTTGTTTGGGTTTTAATTTTTGTTTTTTTAGTTGGCTGTGCTTCTGGTAATCCATAATCAGGTAGGTTGTACTTAGTTGTTGTCGCCTTACCTTTTTTTACTTTACTTTTGAAATTATCCCATTGATCTGCCTCAATATCCATAGACCAATTTTGCTCGGTCCAAGTTGGGTTTACTTTTTCTATATTGCATACTATACGTTTAGCTTCATTGTTTGCTACAATTACCTTTTTTATCGTAAAACTACCTTCATAAGTGAATAGTTTTTGATTTTTAATAGGTGAGCCTTGTAACCCTATTAGTAGCATTTTATTTTTATTTCCTTGCATTATCCAGCCATCTGGAAGTGTTGGCGTAATATCTGCCGTACCTACAAAATCAATTTCTATACCTAGTATATCTACATTAGATTCTATTGTACAATCTCCATCATTACATATAATTGATGACTTCCCTGTTGCTGGTTCTGTTTTATTATATATCATTTAATTACCTAATATTTGATTGACTAATATTACCATATCTAACACATTAATTTGATTATCTTGATTCATATCTACAATATACTTACCATCTAAATCTACAGGAATATCACTAAAATCGGCTTGTGTTATCGCAATTACTGTTCCGACAATATCTAAAATGTTTACGACACCATCTTGATTCAAATCACCATAAATACCGTTAAAATTGTTTTTAAGTATAATTTGATTAAAATTTAAGGCATAATTATCTTCAGTAACATTAGATTTTATTAATATATTGTAATTTAATATTGATCTTTGATTGTTATCAATAAATTGTACATTTTCTGTAAACATATTTGGTGTTATATCAACATTATCGCCATATATAGAATTATTTTCTACAACAGTTGCATTTACTAAGTCAGTTGCATTTATTCCTACTAATCCACTATCTATATTAAGACCATTATACTCTATATTAGCTGTAGATGATATTAATGTAACGCTTTCAATGGTAACGCTAGTTTCGTAATTTGTGTTAGTTACTGCTGATATAAGACCTGATGTTAAATTTGCATTATCTTGATACCATACACCATCAAAAGTTGGTTCTTCATCATCTATCTCATCTTGATATATATTACGTTCATAAGGGTTAGGTATGTTATAAAATCCTAAATCATCATCACT